GTCGAGACGATCAGGATCTTGCGCCGGGCAAAGGTCCGTGTGCGCGCCTCAGCCAGCGAGATTGCGTCGCCTTCGCCTTCGACGTCCAGCGGGTAGCCGTCGACCTCATCAAGGAACAGGTAGCGCACCGGCATGGAGCGCAGGCCCACCGCACTGTTGGCTCCGGTCATCACCAGTACGCCGCCGTGAAACTCCTTGGCAAGAATGGTATTGCCCGAATCCCGGCTGCGCGCCGGCGCGATGCGCTCCTGGATGGCTGGGCTTTCTTCGATCAGCGCGTCGATGCGCTGCTTGGAGGCCCGTTTGGCCATCTCCACCGTGGGCCACACTGCCATCATCGGGCCCGGGGCGTGATGGATCACGTAACCCACCCAGTTCAGACCCAGTTCGGTGCCGCCCACCTGGGCGCCTTTCATGAACACCACCCGCTCGATCGGCGACATGGGCGACAAGCAGTCCATGATCTCGCGCAGGTAGGGCGTGCGGCTGGTGCGCCAGCGGCCCGGCTCGGAGGCCGCCTTGCTGGACAGCACCCGGTGCTTATCGGCCCATTCCGACACCGTAAGCAATGGATCGGGTGTCAGGCCTTCGCGCCAGGCACGTTCGATGGCGTCCCAGCCTTCGTAATACAGCTCGTCCATGGTCAGTCCACCTTGGCCTGCAAGTCGCCCAGGTCCTGCAGCTGTTTGCGAACGGCGGCATCCAGCGCCACATGCAAGACATGGGCATCAACACCAAGACCTGCGGCCATCTGCGACGAAATGCGCGCTGGCCAGTTGAGCCAGGCATCGCGCTCGGCCCGGGCCAGCTTGAACACATGGGCCACAGCCTGTGAGCGATCGACCAGTTCGCCCTTCAATCGGGCCAGACGCACCTTGTTCGTTTGCGCCTTGACCACCTCGTTGACGGTGCGCGCCTGCAGCAGCGATGTGCCACCGGAGGACAGCGCCGGGGTGGGTGGCTCTGGCGCGTCACGCACAACCTTTGCGGAAGCCTGCGGAATCTCGCGGGCAGATACGGAAACCTGCGGGGCCGGTTTGTCACTGGGCAAGTCCGCTACCGACCGCCGGGTCGGCGTGGTGTTGGCCGCCCACTGGGCATCGGCCACCACCGGATCGATGGTGCCGTCCGGCAACTGGCTGATACGCCCGGTGTCGATGGCCTTCTTGACGGCCACGTGCGACACGCCGCGATGGCGCGCGTAGGCGCGAATGGACAGTCCCATGGTGTTGATCTACTCAGTGCAAGTGGGTAGCCTCCTGAAGGTATGGGTCAGGCAAAGGCGAGTGAATCACCCGGGATAAGAAAGAGCTTGGCTCCGTTTGTGAACAGCGCGTGAATGCGGATGTCGATTGACAAGCAACCCACCAAGGAGCCCCACATGGCCAAGCGTAGCAACCCACCGCACTCTCCCGCGACGAAGTTGAGCTCTTGCTCGAATCGATCGCCCTGGACCACCTGTTCATCGAAACCCTGCAAACCCGCCACCGCGACAGCCTGGACTTTCACGACGTGAGCGTCTGGGGTGTCAAAAGCGCCCTGCAGGCTGCGTTTGATGCTGGACTGCGTGCGGCCGGTGGAAGCCCGAAGCAGGCCGTGCACCGCACGCGCAAGGCCCATCCCGGCAACGGCAGCGCCGCCACCCTGAAGCGTAAGGGAACCATGACCACCGCACTCAACCCCAACCAGCAGACCATCCTGGAGCGCGCCGTTCAACACAGCGGCGGCAAGATCGCCTGGTTCCCGGAGCACATCAAGGGCGGCGCCCGTGCCAAGGTGCTCGAAGGCTTGTTCAAACGCGCCCTGATCACGCCTGACGGCGATGACTGGGTGGTGGCCGCCGAGGGCTATGACGCTCTGGGCCTGCCCCGACCAGGCGCCTTGCCTCCCACCATCACACTTGACGATCCAGAGCTGGAGGCCGATGTCGCCAATGCCGAGGCCAGTTGGCAGCAGCCTACCCAGGACAAGCCAGTTCGCACCCGAGCCGACAGCAAGCAGGCCCAGGTTATTGGCTTACTGGAGCGCCCCGAGGGCGCCACCATCGCGCAGATCATGGAGGCCACCGGCTGGCAGCAGCACACCGTACGCGGCACCCTGGCCGGCACGCTCAAGAAGCGTTTGGGGCTGACCATCACATCAGCCAAGGAGGCCGGTGGTCAGCGGGTGTACCGCATCGAGTCCGCGTCCGCAGGCACCGCTACCGCCACCACCCCTGAATCGGAGGCCGCATGAACGCCCGCCCCAACTTGGCGCGCATCGATGAACTGGGGCAGCGCCTGGCCGATCAGGCGTTTCGCACCCTGATCAGTCTTTGCCCCGAAATCCGCAGCGCCAGCCCGGCGCGCCAGGAGGCGGTGTGTGCCGCGATGCGGGCCAAGGTAGCACCAGCCATCGACAGCCTGTTCGAAGACGCGCGGCTCGCGCCCTGTTTGGCCGAAGCGGCGTTTCACAACGCCGTGCTCACCCTGGCACTGGCGGGCGTCGAAGCCTTGCAGGCCAAGGTCGCCAGCCCCAAGTACCCATCCAACAGCCCAACCACCACACCAACCAAAAAGGCCCGTCATGTCCAGCATGTCCATCACCATGGAACGTATCCCCTTGACCCTGCAGTGGGAGGGCCAAGATGTCCAGGTCGAGCAGCTCGGCATCCGGCTGCCCTTTGCGCGCAAGCCCGAGAACCTCAGGGACATGAGCGCCAGCGGCGAC